ACCCGTGCCAGCCTTTTAGCGTTGCCGGAAGCCAAAAAGCGCAAGATGATTCACGCCACCTCTGGCCGGAAATGCGCAGAATTATTGCACAAGCAAAACCCACTTGGGCAATTTGCGAAAATGTTTATGGCCACATCGCTTTGGGACTGGACTGTGTGTTGCACGATTTGGAAGCCCTTGGTTACGCCTGCCAACCGTTTGTTGTTCCAGCTCTCAGCACAGGTGCAAACCATAACAGGGAGCGAGTTTTTATTGTGGCCTACGCCGCAAGCAATGGACGCAATGAAAGCGAGGTCACCAGAAGCGATGGCGCGGCAAATGAATACTGCGCGCAAGGGCCGGAAAAAGATAGCAACAATGAAGGACGCTGCGGTTTACGGTTTGGAGTGGACTGGCGAGGCCGTGCGATTGGGCGATGGGGAATTAAGCCCCCTGCGCTTAGAGTGGATGATGAATTACCCAATAGGATGGACAGAAATAAATCATTAGGTAACGCAATTGATCCGATGGTGGCCTACGAGCTTTTGCGGGCTATTAGCGCCACTTAACGCCGTTATAAATTGCGGCTGCACGAACTAACTAAACGCGGAATTCTATTTCCGTCAATTTCATAACGGCGTTAAATTTGGGATGCTTGCGATGATTAAGAAAAAATACTACTGGAAAGAATTAACGAGCGATGGGTTGCTGAAAGAGCCAAAAGAATTCGGCGCATATTACAATACTGAATCACTTAATAGTTGGGGCGGCCATGATTCAGAAGAAGCCGCAATTGAAAAGCTTATCGAAATCAATAAACGACACGAATATGAAGTTCCATCGAGCCTGACGCTAATTACAGCGTACAGTGTTGCGGATGATATTTAACGCTTAGCGCAAATGCGCGCTGGGAGTAAGCATTAAAAACTGATATTTAAACCGCGTCATTTTGACGCTACTTGTTATACGGGGCAGACGAAGTGGAAAACTGTAATAAGTGCGGAAGCAAAGATTTAGATACTAAATTCATAGTTAGAACAAACGTAATTGACTCGTCTTCTCTAAAGCGGATTGAAACCGAGTTCGTGCAAAGCAGCGAGTATGATTTATTTTACAAGCTTACTGCCAAAAAAGACCATTTACGCGTTAAGTGCAACAAGTGCGGCAATGTTGAGCGAGTTAGAACGCTGGACGACAAGAGCGCCGTATAACGCCTTAATAACGCTGCGGCTGTAAGATTTAAAACATTGCGACGCTCTAATTCCGTCGCGTTCATTTACTGGTTATGTGGAGCTACTTATGGCGACTTACCACGTTAAAGACTCTTGCAACAAATGCGGAGGGAAAAACGAAGTTGAGGCTAATGATACTGACAACGGAATTATTAGCGAAGCATTCACGAAATGCAAAGATTGTGATTTTGAGGATTATTGGGCGCATGGATTTTTTGAATCAAGCCAGCACATGGAAAGCAAGTGCAGGACGTACACATAACGCCGTTATAAACGGTGCCAGTACGAAAATAAATAATGCGGTGTTATAGCCGCATCCGTTTGATAACTTTGTTACATTTTGGTGGTGGTATGAAAACATATTTTTTGCAGTTTGAGCTTTGGAATAAAGACGTAAATAAATTTTGGTTTGGAATCATTGACGCGGATTTATCAAAAGACAATTTGCTGGATATTTGCAGAAAAATTATTGATGATAAATTCTACCCAATACGGCCATCCGAGGTTGAAATAAAGGTTAAGGCTTTCAACAACATTGAAATGTAACGCCGTTATAAATTGCGGCAGGGAATGAGAGTAAAGCGCGGCATGAAGATGCCAGAACAGAAAACAGATTTATGAACCGTCGCCTTTCAGCGACTTGTTAAGTAGATTCTAACGGTAAAAATTTAACTACGGAGTTAAAGAAAATGGCACAAGACAATCAAGGCGGTGACCCACTTGTTCAAAAAATGCTTACGCAAAACGAGCTTTACAAGGTATGCCAGTGGTTCAACGCCGTGCAAGACCTAAACCCAGAATACTTAGAAAAAGAAGACTACCGGTTAGCAAAAAGCATTTATGAAAAACTTCAATTACGAGTGCCGAACTCGATGATTGAGAACACTTAACGCCAATATAACTGGTGCGCTTCTAACTAAACAGAAGTGCGCCCAACTTAAACCGCATCCAGTTCATATTTTTGTTATGTGTCGGATGCTTGCGAGGATTTAGATATGTTAACAGATGAAAGATACAAGCAGCTTATGGAAAATGTTGGAATGCCGAATAGTAGAAGTTTATTGCAGGCATTAAAACAATCTGTAATGGAAGCAGAAATAGCCGAGCGCGAAAGAATTGCAAAATGGCTAGAAGTACAAAGAAATGAAACTCCTGCCACTGGCGAAGAGTTTTCAACGGCATTACGCTCAAAGTACGGGGATAATCTTGATTGGATGGCTACATAACGCCAATGTTCAGCGGTGCCAGCACCAAAACCAACTACAAGGCGAGTTCTTGCAGCATCCGTGCTGGAACGCCTTGTTATGACCAAATACCGGAGTGATGAAAGTGAAGCTAAGCGAAAAATTAGAACGATATAGAACTGATAGGCCAGACGAGTGGACTATGGATGAGTTTGCGCGACAAGCACGCCAGCTAGAAGATGCGTTGCTAGATGCTAGAAGCGGGTTACGCTACGTGCAACAAACCCAAGGTAATGTTTACGGAGTTGGGTTTGACAGAGTAGAAGAAAAAGCAAAACTAGCGCTAGAGTCATAACGCCGAGTTGTGCGGCGCACGTAGTGCGTCCAGCGAGGAACGAGCGAGTACCAACGACTGGTTACATTTGCATAGCAATTTAATTTAGGAGGTGATTTATGTATTGGTTTTATTCTTACATGTGGCAGAACAAGTTTAATAATTCAAACCCTTGGAACTACGATATGGATGTATTTGAGGGTGAATTTAATGAGCTAATTTTGTTCACACAAAAACAGCCGGAAAAATGGGTTTTAACTTTCACTCGAAGCATTACTTTTTCAGAGTTTGAGAATTTGAATAAGGTGTTAGGCTAGTGAATGTAACGCTCGGATAACTGCGCAAGCAAATGAAAAACTTTTAACACGGTGAAATTTATGGAACTTGAGACAGAAAACAGCAACGCCTTGGCTTGTCCAGTTGATACGCTTGTTATGTGCAAGTTTTTTAACTGCAAAAAACCAGCAACGGGAAAAATAGTACGCGCCAATGGTTGTTTTTGTGACGAACATTTAGCGTTTAATGTTGCACAGTTTGGCTGCAACTTTACGATAGAACCAGTAAATGTGACGGAACTTGGAATAGACTAAATAGAGGTTATAGATATGGAATGGATAAAAATATGGCGTACTGGTGAAAAACCCCGCACGCCACCAATAGAGACTTGGGTTGAATTTTACGATGGCGAAAAAACAATGAGAGACTCACCTTTACACTACATTGATAAGATAGACAAATATGGGGATTGTGACCATAACTATTTACACAACTACACGCATTGGCGATTTCTTTCAGCACCGAACACATAAAATCAAATAGTTTTAAATAAAGCTTGATTCCTTCAAATAGTTTGTTATACTAACAACATACAAACACAAACGAGGGTTAAAAAATGTTAACAATAAACGGCCAAGAATACAAAGTAATAAAATCAACGAAAGTTAACGGGCGCACACTTCTCAAGCTCCAAAAACCAAGAGGCAAAGCCTTTTACTCTTGCACTGCGTACGAAAATGGCACATACAGTTCGGTGGTTTAATATGGAGAAATATACAAATGTGCGCATTGTAAAAGATGCGTTTCTTCCTAGGTTTAAATTTAAACCTGGTGAGGTTTGGACCGTTAGAACTGAAAAAATAACATCTTCAGGTTTTGCAGTTGGCGGTGGATTTATTGAAAGCCATTATTTTGAGGTGCTTAAATGACCCCAAGCCAACAGGCAAAAGAGGCAGGACTAAAAAACCTGCTTCAAGTTCAGCAATTAACCGGCCAGAGCGCGCAGACTTTAATAAACTGGCACAAAGACAAACCGGAGCTTTTTAAAATTGTGCTGCTTGGTTGTGCGGAAAGCCTGAAAAATAAATAGGTGACTTATGAGAGGTTTTGAGGCAAGAGAAATAATCAAAGATATTAAAAAAGATAGAGAGATTAAATTTATTGGTGACGATGAAGAGGTTCAATTAGATGGCACATTTACAGCAGAAGAGCTACAAGCAATTTTGCACATAATGGAATATGAAGACTAAAACATAACAGTTTATTCAGCGGCTCAGGCCGCATTTCCACAAAATCGAATCTATAAAAATCAGTAACTTAGGTTTGATAATGTGAAAATGCGGCGTAGGCCATGTATTTACTTAGCTGTGAAAGATTCCACACCCTTACCAATCTGCCTCAAGTCCACGGTAGTGCTAATAATAACCTAGCAATGGTAGTATCTGTTCCGCCATTCATTATGTAGATAAATGCCATTACCAATGAACACCAGCTTTGACCGGGGCGAGTGTATTTCACAAATCTACTTTCTGACATATTTGACTCCAAAAAAAACCCACATGAGTGGGTTATCTTACACCGTCGTCGTATGTCTGGTTTTTCGTAGAGCTGACAATTATCACATGTAAGGTCTTGCTCAGCTATTAATAGAGTTGTATTCATGACATCACCTCATAGGTTCTTCGTAGCCACCCCAGTAAATACTTCTGAGATGCTGGTCGCTTGTCGGCTAGGTTGAAGTAGAACTGGGCGGCTTGATACATGAGTGGTTTGAGTAACTCGTCACCGGTGGCGACACTTATTGTTTTTGGACCCATCACACCGTCTACTATTAACTGATACGATGGTACAGGCGCTAGACAAGAAGCTAAATCTTCAAGTTCATTGTAGGTAACTTGCAGAATCTTAGTCGCCTGTACTGGCCCCATGTTAACACGCAAGTCAAACAGTTTACTGGCTAACTGGGGGTGAAGGTTCTCGAACGACGGGTGCCAGAAGTGCTTCTCATAAATATACTTAGCACCAGACCATGAGAGACCCCTCACGTCATCTGCGTCAATGTCACCATCATGGTCAATGTCACCCTCGGTGATTCCCTTCAGGAAGCGTAAGCTGACACCGTACTTGGTGGCACCACCTGGGTCGTCTGGGTCATTGGTGAATTTATCGTTACCTTCCATACCCATAGTGTATGTGAAGCATCTATCAAATAATAATGTCATTTAGTATCCCCTACCGTAAAACGGTCAATTAGGATCGGTAACGACGAAACAACGCCGTTGACGATGGTTTGGTTAATGGTGACTTGTTGACCGAGCATATCCTGCTCGTTGGCGATTAAGTATCGTGCTACATAACCAATACTACCAAAATCGAGAGTGTCTATATGTTGGTTGTTATTGGTTACGGTTACTGAGTATCTATTTCTCATTTTATTGACCTTCTTGGTGAGCCACATATCTTGCAGCATTGGGTTTGATGGTTAAAGTCTACGTTGTGGTGACGACATGTCGACAAGCGATTACCGTCAAGCCGTGTCCTGTGCACAATTGGATCTGTTTGTAATGATGTCTCAACAGCCTGCTCAACACTGTAACCGTGTTGGTTAATGCGCTGGTACAGGGTTGCTGAGTTCACCGGTCTGTTGTGTAGTTTAGTGAACTCTGAGTTTAGTTGAGTCATAGTTAATGACTCACCGCGATAAATGTATGTCTTCATAATAACCTCTTGTTGTTCAATGTGCAACAATTCTAATACAACATGTTGTACACGTCAATGTTACAATGGAACCCATTGTAACGCATTGTTAACTGTTCCCAATTTTGCGTGATCAAAAAGTGATCAATGTTACAATGCGTTACAATGGGAATTTTTCAATTTTTCATTTTTTTAACAAATTCCCATTGTCCGTGAATCCCATTGTAACGTGCTGGAAGCAGCCTACTTAGCGTAACAATGGAAAAATAAAAGCTTATGTCCTACGTTGTCCTAACAAATTCCCATTGTAATTTGCGTTCTCTCTGGAGCATTGTTACGCTAAGTAGACGACTTTGAGCACGTTACAATGCTATTTATTTGACCAATGTCCTACATGTCCTAACAAAAAAAATTAGTCAGGAAGTGTTGTGTTGATGCAACAATTTACCTTTTTCTCTTGCTAGGTGTTAGGACATGTAGGACAATGGGTTCCATTGTAACGTAACTATGTACAACAACATTTCTGGTGTAATTATGAAAGACCTTGAAAAACGTGTTGAGAAACTAGAAGCACTGGTGGCGAAGTTGCTCCATGCGAAAGTACCCAACACCCCCATGGTGAAATCCGTGGACATATTCGCAAGTAGAATACAGACTGCGATCAACACTATTGAACATGTGATGCTAAATAGGGATCTATTGCGCACAGAGGACGTTATCACCGTGATGGCGTCAATATCAGCAGAACGCGCATTCAGCGGTTTTGACGCATACAATGAAGTTGAAATGAGACGTCAGGCTAAAATTATCGCTGCTAAAATGAAATTGATACCTGAAGTAATATCAATGGTGATGACGAGCTATTACAACAATGAAGATGATGACGACATTCCACGCGGTAGCAGAAGATTTAATAAATCAGTATGGGTGATAAGAAACCATGATAAATACAAGGAAATGACAGTTACACAGCGGTACAATGAATACAAAGCACAACGCACCCGCGTGAACGTGGAATATCACAACCGGTGTAAAGAACTGGGGTGGGTTAAAGATGATCACCCCGATTACCCATGGTTTTTTCCAACAAACCATGGTCCCGCTGACAAACCTTCATTTCTGTGATAGCGTGGATATATGAGAAAACGTTTATGTAAGCAAGATATTATCGATGCTGGTGTCACTGACCCCAAGCGTATCAATTTTGTCATTGAACTAAGTAAGGATTTTGATTCACGCCGTGCAGCCGCAGTAAGCGGCTACAGTGCTGACTATGGTTACACACTGCGCGATGACCCTGAGATTCAAGCAGCACTCGATATAATTATTCAATACCGGTTGGAAGCGTCACATATCACTGCTGAATGGGTGCTGATGGAAGCGGTAGACAACCATCTTATAGCACGTCAAAATGGGAATATTAGCGCGAGCAATACAGCATTGAATCTTATCGCTAAGCATGCCGCTGTTGACGCATACGCCGCTGAGCGTGTTGAAATAGCGAGTGATGAAGCGATCAAAGAAAGATTGTTGCGCGCTCGTAAGCGCCTGCAAACACCCCCACCGAGTTTTATTTAATGTTTAATCAGTCACCGCTCGCTGGCGCAATGTCAATGAACATGTCGAGTGATGTTCACGAATTCATATCCTCTGATTTATTATTAGCTGATGAGTGCTCACAGTTCTACCATGACCCACTTGGATGGGTTAACTGGGCGTTCGATTGGAACCACGGTGAATTGGAAGGGTTCGAGGGACCTGATGAGTGGCAATGTGATTGGTTGACTGAAGTCGGTAGGATGGTAACTGATAACAATTTCAACGGTGTTGACCCAGTTAAAGCAGTGCGTATGGCTACTGCCAGCGGTCACGGTATTGGTAAATCAGCACTCACATCGTGGGTGATACTCTGGATTATGAGTACACGACCTTACGCGAAAGGTATCGTGACGGCTAACACTGGTGAACAGCTACGCACTAAAACATGGTCAGAGTTAGCAAAGTGGCGCACAAGGTGTATCACGGGTCACTGGTTCGAGTTGAACAGCGGCAAGGGTTCAATGTCGATGTACCATAAGTCATGGCCTGAGTCGTGGCGTGTGGATGCTCAGACGTGTCGTGAAGAGAACAGTGAATCGTTTGCTGGTTTACATGCGGCTAACTCAACGCCTTTCTACCTATTCGATGAAGCCTCTGCGATACCGGATAAGATATGGGAAGTGGCCGAGGGTGGGTTAACCGACGGTGAGCCTATGTTCTTTTGCTTCGGCAACCCAACACGGAACACGGGTGCATTTCGTAAGTGCTTCTTTAATCGTCACACATGGAATTGTAAGCAGATCGATAGTCGCACTGCCAAGATGACGAATAAATTACTGATAAAAGACTGGGAACGTGACTGGGGTGAGGATAGTGACTTCTTCAGAGTTCGTGTGAAGGGTCAATTCCCTCGTGCTGGTGATATGCAGTTCATTCCTGGTGATGACGTCCTAGCCGCAATGAAGCGCACTGCGGTATATATGGGTGATGATCCATTAGTATGTGGTATAGATATTGCTCGCGGAGGTGATGATAACTGCATGATTATGTTCCGACGCGGTAAAGATGCTAAGTCTGAAAAGACATACCGGATACCAGGTGAGAAGTCGCGTGATTCAATGAAAGTTGTGTCAATGCTAACAATGATTCTGGATCGACATAAACCCGATAGATGTTTCATTGATGAGACGGGTATCGGGGGGCCTCTTGGTGATAGATTACGTCAACTTGGTTATCCGGTAACTGATGTTGGGTTTGGTCATGTTGCTGATGATGAAAAGAAGTATGCGAACAAAGTATCTGAGATGGGATATCGTTGCCGTGAGTGGATCATGAACGGTGGTTGCATTCCTGATGAACCTCAGTTAGAAGTTGAACTCACTGTACGAGAGTATGGTCACGACGCTAAAGATCGACTATTAGTTGAGTCGAAGAAACTACTCAAGAAACGTCTAGGGTGTTCGCCTGATTGGGCAGATGCGCTTTATCTAACATTTGCCCATGCTGTAGCACCGCGCAACCGTGTGAATGAGGACAAGTCACATATGCAGCGTAACGCTAAAAAAGAATATGACCCATTACATAACATGTAGTAGTATTGATTAAATTTTAAGTGAGGATTGATTATGTGTGGTGGATCACCCAAGGCCCCGACGCCAGCTCCATTACTGCCTGAAGCGCCCGTAGCACCTACTCAGTCAACAATGGGTTTAGCTAGCGCAGATAAAAGGCGTAGAGCATCGTCAACAATTCTCACTAGCACCCAAGGCGCAACAGATACTGTGTTGACTGGTGTTGGTACTAAAACATTGCTTGGGCAATAACTATGCCAACTATTAAAAGCTACAATAAGCGGCTTGAACTATTGAAATCAGAACGGTCGTCGTTCATACCTGTGTATCGGTCACTTAGTGATTATCATATGTCAAACCGTGGCCGGTTCCTCACGAGTGACCGAAACAAGGGTTATCAGCACAACCAGAACCAAATTAACAATACCTCACGTATGGCCGCTCGTACTATGGCAGCAGGCATGATGGCGGGCATTACATCACCGGCACGACCGTGGTTCAAACTACAATCCTCTAATGTTGAGTTGAATGAATACTCTGCGGTTAAAGAGTGGTTACATGCTGTGCAGACTATCATGTACCGTGTGTTCAGTCAGTCAAATGCCTACAACAGTTTGCACACGGTGTACTCTGAGTTAGGTGTGTTCGGCACTGCTCCTATGGGGGTTTACTTCGATTATAAGAATGTGATTCGATGCAGACCTTACACTGTTGGTAGTTATGTAATTGGTGCGAACGGTAAGAGTGAGATTGACACTTTTTATTTAGAATACGAGCGCACTGTCGGTCAGTTGATTAAAGAATATGGCCCAGAGAAATGTAGCAACTCAGTCAATGACCAGTGGAAACGTGGAAACACTGAAGCATGGGTTCCAATTGTGCATGCTATTGAGCCTAACGATGACCGTGATTCGCAGTCTCCGTGGGCGAAAGACAAAAATATACGCTCTGTATATTACGAGACATCAAGTAAGGGTGACCAGTCGCTATTTCTCAATGAATCTGGTTTTGATGAGTTTCCTATTTTGTGCCCACGTTGGGACATAACTGGCGAGGACATTTACGCAACATCGTGCCCAGGTATGGATTCATTAGGTGATACTAAATCACTGCAACTCGGTGAGAAGCAGAAGTACAAAGCATTGGACATGATTGTTAATCCACCAATGCAGGGTGATGTTGGTCTTAAAACACAGGTCAGTGGGAACATTGACCCCGGTCAGATCATATGGACCGAGGGGCCTACTGCGGGAATCCGTTCAGTATATGAAGGGTTTAGGCCAGATCTAAATTCAATGGTTGCAATTAACCAAGAGGCTGAGCAGCGTATTAAGCGCACGTTCTATGAGGATTTGTTTTTGATGATGGTGAATAGTGACCGTCGCCAAATTACAGCGCGTGAAGTTGCGGAGAAGCAAGAAGAAAAATTGCTGATGCTTGGACCAGTGTTGGAGCGATTACACAACGAGTTACTTGATCCGCTAATTGATCGTACTTTTAGCATCTTGCAAAAAGCTGGTGTATTGCCACCACCCCCACCAGAGTTGAACGGTGTGGAAATGTCAGTACAATATGTATCTGTATTAGCACAAGCACAACGAATGGTATCGATTGGTGGGCTGGAAAGGTTAACTGGATTCACTGCTCAACTTGCTCAACTTTGGCCCGAATCTCGTCATAAGTTTGATGCACAACAGGCGATTGACGAGTATGCTGACTCAATGGGGGTGAACCCTCGCATTGTACGTGGTGATGATGAAGTTAATCAATTAGTAGCCGCGGATCGCCAACAACAAGCGCAAGCGCAAGCAGCGGCGCAAGGTGAGTCATTAGCTAACACGGCTAAAACAGTATCCGAAACAAATATGAGCGAAGAAAATGCGCTTGGTCAACTTCTCAAAAATGCAGGGTTAATGTAATGGGCACACTATCTTATTCACTTGGTTCAGTAGTTGCGGGTGCCTCTGGTACATTTTTAGGTAAAGCTGATGTATCAATTTCAGGTACATTTGTTGGTACAGTCACCCATCAACGATCATTTAATGATGGTGCAACATGGGTAAATATCGCGTCCTACACAGCACCTATTGAATTGCTGCATGAAAATAATACAGGTGGGGTGTTGTATCGGTTCAACTGTACGGCATTCACCAGTGGTTCTATCGTTTGTAGAATGTCTAACTAATGAGTGACTACGATTATCAACAAGCTTATATCCTTACGGACCGTGTTACTAAGGCACCGGTAGGGTTCTTTGGGCGCGATGGTAAAGAGTATCTGATTAACTTCGGTAGCGGTGGTTCGGGTACAGTCATCGATGGCGAGGTTGATACTTACGCACTATTACCCAGCGCAGCAGCACATGCGGGTGAAGTGTATCTAGTCAAGCAGTCAACCGGCATATGGTTAATCAACCGTAAATCAGGTGGTTTATATATCTGTGATGGTATTACATGGTCAATAATTATTGACTACGATACATTAGTTACTCAGATTAATTCTAAGTTCGACATTCCTACTGGTGATACTACTCAGTACCTAATGGGTGATGGTGTTCCGGCGGCGTTTCCTGTAGCAGGGCAGGCGGGGACATTAGTAAGGCAAGTGCGTAATGTTTCAGGTGTCACTATTACCAAGGGGTCCGTTGTTTACATATCTGGTGCCAGTGGTAATAAGCCTACAATAGCTCTGGCAGTCGGTAGTAGTGCAGCATTATCAGATAGAACCTACGGTTTAGTTCAAGCAGATATTGCTACTAATACTAATGGGTATGTTGTAGTTAGTGGCGATTTGTCAGGTTTAAATACGAGTGCATACGCCGATGGCGCATTGGTTTATTTAAGTGACGTGACTGCGGGAGCAATCACTGCCACAGAGCCAGTAGCCCCAATGCATAGTGTTTTTGTAGGTGTTGTTACTCGTGCACATGCCACACAGGGGCAGATAGATGTATCAATTCAGAATGGTTATGAGATTGATGACCTGCATAATGTGATGGTAACATCAGTCGCAGCGGGTGATGTTTTATTTTATAATTCGATAAGCGGCTTATGGGAAAATAAAGCTCCAGAAATGAGTGATATTGCAGGTTTAGATGTTGCATTGAATGACAAGCAACCAATAGATGATGATCTATCAGCTATTGCCGCACTCACTGGCACAGGTTATGCGAAGCGCACGGGTACCAACACATGGATACTTGATACACCGTCGTCTGGCGGAAATTCATTAACAGTTACTCTCGCGTTTGGTGCTACATTTACTGATAAAGCTCAAACCGTAGTTACTGGTCAATCATGGGTTACGTCAACTAGTGATATTATAGCACAGGTATTAACACCTACGGGTGCAGATCCAGATGAGTTGTATCTATTAGATTTGAAACCGGTCATTAGCGACTTGGTTGCTGGGGTGGGGTTTACAATCACACTTTATTCAATGCCGCAAGCTCGTGGCAATTATTCAGTTATGTGTATAGGGGTTTAATATGGCCGGTGCAGGAATTAATTTAGCAGGTGATGCGTCATTACTGGGTGGTGATACCTTCGGTAATGCCAAGGTGACGTTACCGAGTGTACTGGTACAAGCTGGTTACAATCGCCCAGTATCAGAGGTGGATGCAGGTTTAATCACAGGCACCCCCAGTCTATTAGCGGGTGAGGTGAATGAAGATTTCCAGTTTCGGATGAGTCCTAACACTATCCTTGGATTACACCAGTTCAACGCAGCAGCACAGGATACTGGTCAATCTACAGCGGCCAATACAACTATGACACTGGGTTACGGTGGTCAACTGCAAACTAACGCATCCAGCATCACGACGATTAACACAGGTGTGTTGTGGCAGAGTAAACAGCACTATCCGATGTTCGGTGCGAGTGCCACGTATGTCTATTTAAAAATCCGATGGACGGGTACATGGGCCGTAACCAATACAACAATGGAAGTTGCGCTCGGATTAAAAAACTTAACAACACCTTTTGCACTACTCGACGGTGTTGCTGTTAGATCGAATAACACCGGTGTTTTCGGTGTTGCGAACGTGAACGGTACTGAGCAATCAGGTACACCGTGGGTGCTAGTAAATGGCGGCGCCGCTTTTGTGCCGACGATGGGTACTGCTTACGATGTAATCATATCGTCATCTAGCAGATCCGTTATTTTCTGGGTTGATTATCAGGACGGTAACAGCTTCCAAGTCGCCAACAGAATCAACTTATCAGCGGCAACACGTCGCCCTATGTACGGCGGTAGCGCGCCTATATCGGTATCACATGCAATCGGTGGTACTGCTGCATCCGGCGTTATATCAATGAACGTGGTTGAGGCGATTGTCACCAATGACGGTCTAACCAACACTCGATCAGAACCTACCTCCGCAGCAGTATTAACGGGTGGGCAGCAGGGTCAATCGGGTCATACAATGGGGTCGGTGTCTAACTACACGAACTCCCTCGCACCTACCGCTGGTGCGGCGATGACTAACACCACTGCGGCACTCGGTACGGGCATGGGCGGTCAGTTTTCAGCGTTACCAACATTGACGGCTAACACCGACGGCATCGTGTGTAGCTACCAGAACCCACTCGGTACAGTTGCAATCACGGGTAAACAGTTAGTGATCTCAGGGGTAACGATTAAAGCTATTGTCACTACTGTTCTAGGTGGTAATGCCACCCCAGTGATCTACATACCGAGCCTATGTTATGGTCATACGAACGTGTCACTGGCAACCACTGACTCAGCAAATACTAAATCACCGCGTAGAATCCCGTTACCAGGGTTTATTCAGTTCGCAGCGACAGCAGCAGTGGGCGCAGTGAGTGATACAGTACAGGTTAAATTTGATAGACCTATCCCCGTGTACCCTGGTGAATTCGTAGCAATTGCCGCTAAGAATATCGGTGTGGTGACTACATCCGGTGTAGTTACATTCGTGGTTGCATATGACTGGGGATGGATACTTTAATGAATGAACAACGTGCTATTGAAATTGCTGACGTAACTGGTATTATGAAAACTACTGGTGGGAGAAGTTTCATGGCACGTTTATTGCGATCAATGGGTTATTTTAGTGACACGTTTGCAGTTGACCCAATGATTCAATCATTCAATGCAGGTAGGCGGTCGGCTGCAATAAGTTTAGTGAATGAGTTGAAAGGTGCTGCACCAGGTGAGTACCAACAACTATTAAAAGAGAATTTCTATGACTGATGAAATTATAGCTGCTACTGAAACAGCACCACAAGATTCAATCGAAACGGGAATTCCCGTAACGGTGGATAATGCCACTCAACCTGGCGAAAAAGGCACCACTCTTACAGAAACACCAGGAGTTGGTGCCAAAGCTGGCGAAGGTGACGCAAGTACCGATAATGTTTATACCGATTTTGTTATGCCTGAAGGCATGGAGTTAAACTCTACGCTACTTGATCAAGCCGTTCCTATTTTCAAGGAATTAGGTTTGACTAAAGAGCAATCACAGAAGCTTGTGGACTTTCACGCACAGCAAATCCAGAACGGCATTAAGAGTCAAGCTGAATCTTTCGATCAGTTAAAGCAGGACTGGCGCGCACAGACCGAGAATGATCCTGAACTTGGTGGCGACAAACTCACTGAGAATGTAGCTACAGCAAGGGTTGCACTTGACAAACTGGGTACACCAGAATTGACAAAACTGTTGGATGATTTTGGCATGGGTAACCATCCTGAAATGATTCGCTTCATGGCGCGTGTTGGAAAGTTTATGAAGGAGGACTCACCAGGTAACACCGGTAATGCCGTCCCTCAGAACAAGAAAGACCGGTCTAGTATTCTTTACCCAAACTCTTAATGAGGTTTTAAATTATGGCAACTCTAGGCGCTACATTCGTAGACTTAATTGATGTCTACAAGCTACAAGATGGTTCAGGTCAGTATGTTGAAGTAATTGAAATGCTGAAAGAAATGAACCCCATTCTCGACGATGCAATCGCTGTAGAATGCAACAAAGGTACCACTCACTTGCACACTGTACGTACCGGTTTACCGACTGTTACGTGGGGTAAAATGTACCAAGGTATCCCACAAGGCAAATCCCGTACAGCACAAGTTGAAGACACCACTGGTTTTGTTGAAGGTTTGAGCACTGTTGACGAACGCCTATTGGCAATCTCGGCTAATGAAGGTGCGGTTCGACTTTCTGAAGCGATGAGTTATTTAGAAGCGATGAGTCAAGCCGTTTGTGCCAAAGTGTTTTATGGTAATAGTGCGTCAGATCCTGAAGAGTTTATGGGTTTTGCACCACGTTTTAACTCACTGGCTGCGACCAACGGTAACCAAATTATTGACGCTGGTGGTACTGGCTCTGATAACACTTCGATCTGGTTCATTTCATGGGGTGAAAACCAATGCTCGTTGTTGTACCCAAAAGGCACCATGGCTGGTGTGAGTCGTGAAGACAAAGGTTCGCAACGTGTAACCGACGCCGGTGGTAACGCTTACTACGCTAAAGAAGAATTGTTTCGCTGGAACGTAGGTTTAGCAGTAAAAGACTGGCGTTACGTGGCTCGTGTTGCGAATATTGACGTGTCAAATATTCAAGCGGGTACTGTGAAGCTGTATGACTTCTTACGTAAAGCGTATTATAAATTGCAATCACGCCGTGTAGCGGGTGGTAAGTTAGCGATTTATTGTAATCGTGATGTGTTAGAAGCACTCGATGGTTTAGCGACTAACGCGGGTTCAACTGATTCGTTCATTCGCCTTAAACCTACCGAAATTGAAGGTAAAGAGGTAATGACTTATCGCGGTATTCCGATTCGCGAATCGGATGCTATCCTCAACACTGAAGCACGAGTGGTTTAACCACTCGTTTTATTTCTCATAAAGGGGAAGTTACATGATTCTTTCAGCACAGCAACTTTTTAGCGATGACCAAGCTATCACTGCTACAGCAATCTCAACAAACGTGATTGACCTTGGTCTTGCTGATACACCGTATGGTGGTCGAGCAGCATTGAAACAGGATGTAGGTAAGGGTAATCTTGTACCGATTTTGGTACAGGTCACTGAAGCATTCAACACATTGACAAGTTTGACCGTAACTATTGAAACAGGTGCAACTACTTCACTCGGTACAATTGTTTACAGTGAAACAATCTTGTTAGCAGCATTGACCGTGGGTAAACAATTGTTTGCTCAAGTTTTACCAAATGGTATTGCTTCACGTTATCTAGGTGTTCGTTATACTGTGACGGGTTCAAGCCCTACACTGGGCAAATTTACATCGGGTATTTCGATGGGTAACCAAACTAACATTACTGGTGCATAACCAGTTTTGGTGTAATATTAAACGGGCTTTAGTGCCCGTTTTTTATTGGAGTAGAATATGTACCAGTATCAGTTCACTCGTGAATGTTTTTATAATAACCGCTATTATTATAACGGTGACATTATTACTACTGACGCACCACTTGAATATATACCATCATCGATGATTAGTATCCCCTCTGTTATTGAACCCGAACCTAGTGTATTATTTAGGTTCATTAGAAGCGCACCTACACCCCCACCAGTTGAAGTGGCAGTGCCGAAAGTAACCATAGTCGATAAGGTTATCAATTTATTCAAAGGTAAATAGCATGCCAACATATGAAGTAATCACAACGGGATTTTACAATGGTAATATGTATGATCCACAAGGTAAGCGCCGTGTTTTAACTACCGATAAACCGTTATCACCAGTGCCTTCTTGGTTGAAATCAGTAAAAGTAAAGACAGAAACACCAGCTGAAAAAGCACAACGGTTAAGTGATGAACTCTCAATGAAAGAGTTTGACGACCAGAACAAACGCGACATTGCCGCTGTAACTTTCCAAAATCCCCCGTCGTTGTCTAACGCAGTTGAGACACTGTAATGAGTGCCGTGGAAGTTAAAAAAGAACTACCTGAAGGTTGCATGTCAATGACCGAGGAGCCAACTTACCCATACGGTACGCAGCTACGGTTAGAAGATGATTTATTAGAATCATTAAACCTAGGTGCGGTTACTGTTGGTCAAGAATTCATGGTACGCGGTATTGTTGTTGCAACAGCTACATCAAGCTATGACGACGGTGAGGGTGTTGAAAATTGTGTTTCAGTTCAGTTTACTATGATTGAAATGAAAGCTGATAATGCAGCGGATCGTGTCGACAGAATGTATGGTGGAAAATAATGACTAGTGAAGTAACAATTTGTAATCTTGCGCTCTCGCATATCCGCGGTGGGAGTATCAATGCACTTACTGAAGCAAGTATTCAAGCGCAACAGTGCAAATTGTTATATCCAATTTTACGCGACACGGTATTAGAAAGTGCGCCGTGGCAATTCGCAACAAAAATTGAATCACTTGCATTACTCACTAACACTACCGTTTTTAACTGGATGAATGCTTATCAGTACCCAACTGATTGTTTAAAAATCAAACGACTTATCATAAATTGGGAAACTGTGAATCGTACTGACACTCAGTTTTATGGTACAAATTTACCTGTAATTAACACCCAAACGCCAGTACCCTACCAGATAGTGAACGTAGATGGTAATCGTGTAATTGCGTCTAATTACTCAGACCTACGTATTGAATACACCACCCGTATTACTGACCCTAATTTATTCAGTAACCTATATGTGTTGGCACTATCTCATTTACTATCGTCTGAGTTGGCCGTACCTATTGCAGGCTCAGCAGAGGGTCGAAAGTACAAATCAGATTCACTACACCAATACAATGCGTATATTCGATCAGCAATGATGAACACAATGAATGAACAATTCATGACCGTACCCGATAGTCAATTTGTGACAGTGAGAAACTAATGCAGAGTATTCAGCGTAGTTTCACAGGCGGTGAACTATCACCGGCGATGCGTAGCCGTGCTGACCTAGCCCGATACGCGAGTAGCTTGGCACTATGTGAAAACTTCATTATCAGGTCACAAGGTGGCGCGTACACTCGCCCTGGTACTAAGTTTGTGGGGTATCTTGCATCACCTACTAAGAAGGCGCGACTAATACCGTTCAGCTTCAATACCACTCAAAATTACATATTAGTATTTGAACACTTGACAATGCGCGTGGTGAAAGATGGTGGTTTTGTACTTAGTGGTCCGAGTGCATATCAAATATCGACACCGTACACTGAGGCTGATTTACCGCAGTTGGCATTCACTCAAGATGCAGATGTGATGACGATTGTTCACCCTAACTACGCACCGGCGACAATTAGTCGCACGGGTCATGCCGCGTGGACTCACGCCTATATCAATTTTGCACCAACGATACTACCGCCCGCGTTCGTTGTGGATTCGACCAAAACCATTACCAATATCACGAACACAAACCCCGCTTCAGTAGAATGTACTGCGCATGGGTTCCCCAACGGTGCAACGGTGGATATTACGGGTGGTATTGTCGGCATATCAGGACTGTACGTAATTACCGTAGTGGATGTTGATCACTTTACATTAGATGGTGTCGATGCTACAGCTCTGGGTGCGTTCAGTGGACCATCTACTGCGACTTATCAGGGGTCCATAGTTGCCGTGGGTACTGGTGCTGGTACTTATAACAAGGCATATCATTATGTTGTGACCAGTGTGGCAAGTGATGGGTCAGAGTCAGTCGCAAGTGTCAAGAATTCGATTACTACACCATCATTAACATCGACCGCAGGCGTGGCGTTACTGTGGACTGCAATCACTGGTGCTGAGTATTATCGTGTCTATAAAGACCCTTCAGATAACACCGGTGTATACGGATGGGTTGGCGATACTTCTACCACGTCATTTACTGATTTTAATGTGGCGCCTGTAACGTCTGACGCACCCCCACAAGATAGACAGCCGTTTACTGGTACTGGCAACTACCCGTCCACCGTAGGTTACTATCAGCAGCGACAAGTTTTTGCAAACACAATAAATGAACCACAAACCGTATTCACTACTCAAGTTGGTTATTACAATTCACTACGCACGTCAGTACCCTCACGAGCAGACGACGCGATCACGTTCACCATTAAGAACAGACAAGTGAACGAGGTGCGTCACATTGTGTCACTTGACTCACTGATACTGTTAACTAGTGGTGCTGAGTACAAAGTAACTGAGGGTCAAGACCAAGTATTAACTCCTTCTACTATTGCAGTGCGCACCCAGTCGTATAACGGTTCATCACACGTACAGCCACAAGTAATCAATGACACAGTGGTATTTATTCAAGAAAAAGGCTCAAGGTTCCGTGATATTAAGTATGAGTTTGCTAGCGATAAATATAGTGGCAGTGACTTATCAATTATGGCTGAACATTTATTTGAAGGGTATACAATCAGTGAACTGGCGTACTCTCAAGAGCCATACGGTATCTTATGGGCAGTACGTGACGACGGTGTGTTACTCGGTTTAACATATCAGCGAGAGCACCAAGTATGGGCGTGGCACCACCATACAACCGACGGTGAGTTTGAGTCAGTCGCGGTTATTGCAGAGGGTGATATTGATGCACTGTACTGTACTGTTAAACGTACAATTGGTGGGGTAGTAACTCGATACGTAGAACGATTTGAATCGCGGATAACTACTTCATCGAGTGACGTGTATGCTGTTGACTGCGGTATTTTTTATAATGGTGCTGCAACGACTACTATAACTGGGTTAGATCATATCAATGGTAAAGCTGTTGCAGTAGTTGCGGATGGTGTAGAGGTGAAACATTTAGTAGTTACCTCTAATGCAATAACCTTGCCAAGAGCAGCGAGTAAAATATCTATTGGGTTACCTTATACTCCAGTTATTGAAACATTAAATGTAGACGTCAACAGTCAAAATGGGAATAGTAGAAATAGTGATAAGTCGATTGCACTTGTTACTATTGAGGTTGAAAAATCACGCGGAGGGTGGATTGGTCCCATAATGGATAATGATACTGCGGGTAATATGACTGAAATTAAACCCCGTTTTGATACTGATGGTTATGAACCAATTCCGCTAAGAACCTTTAAACAATCAGTTATAATTGAGCCACAATGGGGTCGCAACGGCGGCGTTAGAATTGAGCAACGTGCACCCTTCCCACTTTCAATACTCGCGATTATGCCTGATGTCGACATTAGTTAAGTTTGTTAAACCGACGACTGACTTAATTGAGTTTGTCGCAGCTAATATGAGAGTAGCGGACCGGTTAGAGGTCCGCTACTCTCATGGTCACACCCCCATCGAAGCATTGACCAATGGTATCAGCCGGTCTAATTTATGTTCAGTAGCATTAATCAATGATGAACCATGTGCGGTATTTGGGTTAGTTGTTGAAAACATATTAACGGGCAATGGTGTACCATGGTTATTAGGTACAGATTTGATATTTAAACACCGCCGAAGTTTCATAGAACACACTCGAAGTGGAGTTGATGAAATGTTGCAGTTATGTCCCCGACTTTCTAACTGGGTGCATTGTGATAATATAAAAAGCATACGGTGGTTGTCATCGATGGGGTTTAGTTTTGGCGAACCGCTGCCGTATGGTGTCAATGGTGAACTGTTTATACAATTTTCAAGAGGTGTTTAAATGTGTAGCCCGGCAGTAATCCCCTATGTAATTGCAGCAGTAGCAGCAGTATCTGAAGGCTACTCACAACAACAAGAAGGTAAGTTTAAAAATAATGTTGCAAAATATAATGCTAGAAACTTAGAAAATGAAGCTACTCAGACCCGCAATAAAGGTACCGAGGAAGAAAATGCGCACCGCGAAAAAGTACAGCAATTAATATCGCAACAAACTGCTACAATCGGCGCAAGCGGTATCGATATTAATTCAGGGTCACCACTCCAAATGCAAACTGATGCAGCGACTATGGGTGAAGTTGACGCACTACGAATTCGCTCTAACTATGGGGATGCTGCGAATGCGTTAAGTGATAAAGCTAACTTGGTGTTATCTGAGGGCGCATACGCTCAAAGTGCAGGTAACCGCGCATTTGGTAACTCTATACTAGCTGGTGCTGGTAAATTGTATGACTCATGGTATACACCAACTAGTGCAGCTAAAATAGGTAATAGTACTACAACAATGACCGGTGAACAGGCTACTCAAAAATATGGAGGGTATGCATAATGTTAAAGGTGGAACAGTACGGTGGGTCAAAGGTTGAAACTCAGATTACACGGGCACCAATGGCTTCGGATAATGTACCTGCGATGGCGTTTAGCGGTAACCAAGTTGCTGCACTAGCTGATACTGCGGGTACTGCTTATAAGCAGTACCAAACGATACAGAAAAAGATATCTGATACTGAAGCTGAACAGGCTGTCACCCTGTTTGAACGTGATAAGAACGCCTTATTTTTCGATCCTAAAAATGGGTACTTCAATACCGTAGGTCAAGACTCACTCAACCAAGCACCTGAAGTTAATAAGAAGCTTGATGAATTGAAACGCACGTATGGTGACTCACTGAAAACAGCGGATGGTAAACAGTCATTTAGTCGTGTTGCTGACCGTCACATCACTGCCGCACAACAGGACATAATGCAACACAGTGCTAAAGGCCTTAAAGCATGGGAAGTGAGTACCGCTGAAGCACAGGTGACTAATTCTATTGAGAATGCTGCACTATATTGGAATGACGAAAAGAAGCTCTCGGTACAGCGAGAAATGGGTCGTCAAAGTGTGCAAGATAAAGCATTGAGAAGAAGCGATGGCTCGTTAGCTGCTACCAATGAAGAGTTGCAGAACTATGAGTCATCTTTTACATCGATGGCTGTACAAGCTGCTATGCAGAAAAGTTCAACTGAGGCAACAGCATTACTTGAAAAATATAAACCTTCGTTAGAGGGTCCTGAATTAGTAAAACTCCAACAACAGATTGAAGCTAAGCAAAAAACTGAGCAGATCAAGAGTGAGGCAGATCAAGCAGTTATTCAATCCAATAGTTTAGTAGCTCAGTTCTCTGGTCGTGATGATGCTCGCAGTGCATTAATGGAGGAAGTGAATAAGATCACTGACCCTAAGTTACGCAATAGTGTGATGAAGGAATCAATGTATCAACTCAACATGGTGAAACAGGCTGAGACTGAGCAAACCGCTAAGATTTTTGATGATGCGCTCAAATTTACTGGTGGAGGTGGTACTATTGAACAATACAAATCAAATAACCCTAGCGGGTGGCAAAAGATGTCAGCAGTACAGCAGCAAGCACTTGCCGCTGGTAAAGGTGTAGTCAATGATTATGACACATACTTCAAACTGGTTAGTCAACCACTTGATAGGTTAGCAATGGTGAACCCGTCCGAGTATGCAGGTCAACTCGACTCAGCTCACCGTGAGAAACTCACTACCGCAGTGCTTGCCGCACGTAAGGGTCAAGCCGATGGTATGACTACCCGCGATCAACAGAAAAAGGATAGGATCAGCGAACTCACCGGTATTCGTAATCCGAAGGCGGGTAATGAAACTATTAAATTTAATGCAATGAATCGTACTGTTGACGCGATGCTCGAAAGTAAAATGAAGGAAACAGGTAAATCATTTCTGAGTGATGATGAATATCGCAAGGTATTGAGTGACTTCTCACGGTCAGTTGTTACACCTGGTAATTTGTGGGGTACAAATGATGTTAGGTTAAAAGATTTACCTCAAGATGAAATTGATGCTTACTCGGCATTTTTGAAAAAGAATGGTAAGCTGGTGACAACTGAAAACCTTCTGAAATTCAAAAACAATGCCACCGCGAGGGAGGCAGCACTTAAAGAGACTAAATAATGAGTGATACCTTAGACCTGTCAATGTTTGAAGACCAACCCACTACCACCGAACAACAGACTCAAGGCATCACTACTAAACAGGGGTCATTAACCCCCGACTCCCCTCTCGACTTGTCCATGTTTGAAGACCAACCCGCGGCAAGTGCTGTACTATCTGAAGCTGCTCGCATAAATCCAGATCAACAAGTCAAGCTGAACAACCTCAGTAAAGTCACGGGCATTCCTGTCGCTGATGTTGAGGTTGACCCCGCAGGTATCGAAGCAGATCACCGTGCTCAAAAAGTGGCTAGTGAGGATTTTACAGATCACCCAGCTACCGGTAAATTCATGAGTGACTTCAACAAAGCATCCATTGCTCATGATGACATTAGTGTGTTGAAGAAGATTGAATCAGCACTGAGAAAAGTTACTGAATTCACAGCCGATACCGAGGTAATTACTGAGAACCGTATCGGCAATACATTCGAAGGTTCAGGGGGTAATTTCATTCGCAGAATGGAGCTAGCCGGCAGAAGTCTGATACAAGCGTCGTCCGAGGGTGACGGTATTGATTACTCAAAGTTATTACCTGAACAGATTGCAATGGCGAAAACCCTAGGTGTTGAAGATACCTCGTCACCTGAATTCATAGCGAACACTGCTAAAGTTAATGAGCGTATCGCAACCCTTCATAAAGAGATCTCAGAAAACACACCTCGCGACTTGAACATGGGTCAGAAAATGTTACGTGGTGGAGTTGAGTCTGTAATGGTATCGGCACCTGGTTTAATTGCCTCCTTAGCTACCCGCAGCGCCACTCCTGCGATTGTATCAGCGGGTACGTTTACCTTCGGTGATTCTTACGCAGAAGGTCGTCGCAGTGGGTTGAGTCACGACGATGCTTTACTCTATGGTTCAGTAGATTCTATTATCGAAATGGGTACTGAATACCTTCCTACAAAGGCATTAGGTAGTGCTCTCGATGGTGGTGATCTTAAAAAGAAAATATTAAAATACGCCGTTACCGAAGTATTAGGTGAGCAAGTAGCAACAGCGGGGCAAACTACCAATGCAGTGTTGAACGGTATTGATGATGAGTGGAACAACGCCACTACACTTGAAGAAAAAATCAAGTTACAAGCTGAGCGTCAATTAATCACGCTCGGTTCTACTGTGGTTGCGGGTTCTATTCAAGCCGGTGGTGTAGGTGGATTGCGTAAGACCATCGAACACTTTGCTAAAAAGCGTGATGAAGAAATATCACAGTTTCAAACTGATCAAACCACCATTGATTCAATCGCGGTAGATGCCAATAACTCAGAGTTGCGTCGCCGTGATACTGATTCATTTCACCAATTCATGTCACAGGCCAACGGTGATAACAACACTCACGTATTCATTGATGGGGTACAAGCTAAGTTGTATCTCGACACCGTTGACGATAAACAATCACCAGCGGTCAAGTTACTAGCAGCAGGTGTCAATGACGCGGCGACACTCGGTAGTGATGTTGTGATACCCATTGCCGACTTCGCTACTCACATTGCAGGAACAGAACACTTCACCGCGTTACGTGAGTTTATGAACCTGAACGGTACCGCCCCGTCACCGTTTCGCTTGAAGCAGTCGCAGGATGAAACCGAAACTTATATGACTGATATGATGGCTCGTGCGAATGAGAACGCGAGTCAGTATGTCGAGTCTCAACAGATATTTGATACTGTTAAGCAGCAGTTGATAGATACCGGTCGAATCAATTCTAAGAATGCGGATGCGATGGCGCGCATTGTGCCCGCGTGGGCTACCGTGTTTGCGCGTGATAACGGGATTACTATTCAACAGGCTTATGAACAATCTGGCCTTGTGATTCAGGGGCCACAGACGGGCGAAGCTGCTCGCATGGGTGCTGAGCTGGATGCGTTGAATCAGTCGTTCAGTACGGCTATGGATAGTGTTAAATCACTCGGTGAAGTGGTCAAAGAGGGTAAACCAGACTCGGTACTGGGTGAAAGTGTTGTATTGAAATTTGACAATGCTCAAGTACAAGCGTCTATTCGTGAAGACGAAAATAACATTTATCTCACCAGTATTGCTGCTAAGAAATTAGATGATCTTGCTGAAGTTGCAACAGGTACGGGTCGTGGTACGTCTGTAATCAACCAACTTAAAAAGTACGCGGATCAAACCGGTAAACGACTTGCGGTTGTAGATTCCACTAAAAGTGCGAAATCCTACTATGAAAAAATCAGTTATCTAAAACAGGATGACGTTACATTAGACTTCGATGGTGAAGCGTACACGCCGCCGATCAGTTTTACATATACACCAGCTACACCGTCTAAGTTCAACCAGTTCGTAGGCGTCAATGCACAAGGCGTGCCAATGGCTGAGCTTGATCGTGCTAAACACATGCGCGAACAGGGTTTAGGTAATAACGCGATCCAGCGTGACACCGGTTGGTTCATGGGGGTGGATGGTAAGTGGCGCTATGAGATTAGTGACCATGAGGCTGAGTGGTCGATTAAGCCGAGTGAGATTCCTGAACATCGTCATTTGGTAAGGAGTTCGGCTCGTGAATTGTTCGATGAAAGTTTCGGGTCACTTGATGAAAACCAACGTGAACAAGTTATTGAATTAGTTGAGATTAAGGTTAAAAAATATAACACCGTTGGTGGAGTGCTGAACCATTCTGCACTGTTCAAAGCGTACCCATCACTTCGCAATATCAACTTAGTTTTTGAGAAAATGCCCGATAATGAAAATGGTTACTATGATGCTAAAACAAATACCATTGCAATAAACAACAGCAAGAGCGAAAGCGAGCAACTATCAACCCTGATGCATGAACTCCAACACGCTATTCAAGAGCTTGAAGATTTCGCACGCGGCGGCAACGACGGTAAACCCTTCACCGATAGCGTGAAGGCGGTACTGCAACGCCTCGATGCTGACATGACCAACAAACTGGATACGTGGGACTACCGCAACCAGTGGAAGTTTAAAACCGTTGATAAGGCTGCGGAGCTGTCACGCAACGCGCTGATGTACCAATCCTACAAACGCCTCATTGAATACTCCACCCGTGATAAACCAAGCGGTGTGTTTCGTAACATCCTGAACGAATCACAATGGATCTATGACGACAAGTTCCGTGGTAACCGTGAAGCTAATGACCTACAACGCAAGTTCTACGACATACCTCGCAGTGGACCAAAGCGTCAAGAAGCTGCACGTGACATTGCGTTCAGCATTGGTGCGTTCCTGAAGTCGCAGATCCCTGAAGCTCAAATCACCATGTTTGAGAACGATACCCGCACCATGGCGGGTATGATCAAGGCGCTTAGTCGCGAAGCATCCAAAGCTAAAGAGTTATTGAAACCACGTCAAGAGCTGCTTGGTAAAGCTAAGCGCGCGGCAGTGGTTGCGAGTTCGGTACGCTTCAAGACACCGCATGACATTTACCTCGCGTTAGGTGGCGAGATCGAAGCGCGTATCACACAAGCTCGGTTGAAGCTCACCCCAGAACAACGCCGTGTAAGATCCATAGCGACTGATGCTGACGTTCCCATGAGTGAGGCTATCGTGGTGATGGGCGGCATGGAGCTGGCTGTACCTGAAGCGTTGAGTAAGAGTGCGCCTGAATCTTTTGCACAAAAGTCACGCGGCTACTACGAACCCGCAAACTCACTCATTCGTTTAACTGAAGCATCGAACCTTTCCACGTTCATGCACGAGTTCGCACACTTCATGTATGAGACTGAGTTGAAGTCGAACGGTAAAAAAGTTGAAGGTATCCACAACTGGTTTAAGCGTAACGCGGTTGATGTTGCAAAAGAAGCTAACGAGATTATCGCTAAAGAACAACCTGACTTCACTCGTCCACCATTGGTGGTCACCCCCAGCGATGTGACCCTGTACCTCGATAACGGCACCACTGGTGATACTGACATTGACTCAGCACTTCGCATTACCACACATGAACAGTTCGCCCGTGGATGGGAAGCGTACCTGATGGAAGGTAAAGCGCCTTCTATCGAGATGCGTAATGTGTTCCGTACCTTCGCCCGTTGGTTCGTTGAGATTTACAAGTCGATCAAAGGGCTTAATGTAAAACTTGATGACGAGATGCGTAAAGTATTCGACACCATGATCGCCACTGAAGAACAAATCAAGATGGCTGAAGCTCGTGCAAGATTCGCACCAATGTTCACAGATGCAGCGGCGGCGGGTATGACCGAGGCTGAGTTCACAGCATACAATGAAAGAGTAGAAAAGGTTAAAGGTGCGTCTACTGAAACACTTCGCGACAAGTTAATCGCCCAGATCACCCGCACCAAGAAGCAAGCATGGAAGGATGAGAAACAAGATCTCATCGACACTGAGTTGACAGTATTGAAAGCATTGCCGGTGTATAAATCAATCGACACCTTACGTAATGGTGACTTCAAACTTGACCACGCTACTGTAAAAGAACTTTACGGTACTGAGAAAACTGATGCACGAGGTATCACCTCAACCCGTATACCTTCAGCACTTACCAACATGACCGCTAAGGGTGCCACTGGTGTTCACCCCGACGAGGCTGCTGCATTCTTCGGTTACGGTTCTGGCGCTGAGATGATCGACGCTATCACCAAAGCTAAACCCATCGGTGAGGCTGCTGCCGATCGTGCTGAAGTGATTATGTTAGATCGACATGGTGACATCTTGAACGATGGTTCCATTGAGAAGGAAGCTGATGACGCAGTGCAGAATGAAGAACGCGGCCGCTTGATTCTTGCTGAGCTGAAGATACTCAGCCGTGGTCAACGCAGCATCGACCGGGAAATCATCCGTGGCCTTGCTGAAGAAACAATTGGTAAGCTGAGCTACCGCCAGATTCACCCGAACAAGTACCGTAATGCTGAGATCAAGGCGGCTATGGAAGCGGCTTCCATGTTTGCGAAAGGTAACATGGAAGGTGCAGCAGCAGCTAAAGCGCGTCAAGTAATGAATTACTTCTTAGGAATGGAAGCGGTAGCGGCACAGAACAACATCACCAAGATTGTTGACACTATGGGTCGCTACAACAAGAAGGAAGTGCGCGAAGAAATTATGAAAGCTGAGAACGGTTACTGGGAGCAGATCGTCAAAATCCTTGAACGATTCGAGTTCCGTAAATCAGCGACACTCACCTCGGTTGAACAGCATAATCAAGACATTAACACATGGGCTGCTGAGCGTATGGGGCTCGATGGCGATGGTCTTGTACTGTCACCAGTGGTGCTGAACGAGTTGTATAAAGACCATTGGAAAAATGTTAAGTACAACGACATTCAAGGTGTATCGGATTCTGTTAAGAATATTGAACACGTAGCGCGCTACTCCAACAAAATGGTTCGTATGGGTGAAGAAATCACATTCAAGAAACTGGTCAACAAGCTAGTGGATCATTGGTCGGCATTGCCAGCTAGATTCAAGTCACAACGCACCACCGTAGTTGAAGATAAGAACTATGGCCGCTGGGCAATGGGTCAAATGACTAAGATTCCTTACCTTGCAAGCTGGCTCGATGGTGGTGAACGTGTGGGTTTAACTCACAGTGTATTCGTGCAAGTGTTTAATGATGCTAAGCATGCTGAGGTCGCACTGTGGAAACAGATCGGTAATGATGTGATGAAAGCTATCGAGAACCGCAGTAACGCGGATAAGAAGCGCCACAATGCAAAAGTGTTTATTGAAGAAATTAAAGACGATAAAAATGATGGTAACTTGATGGGCCACCAGATATTAGCGGTGGCGCTCAACACAGGTAACGCGGGCAACCTTCGTAAAATGTTACTGGGTGAGGGTTGGGCGAATCCTGAAAATGACGCTGAGATCAGCTTCAACAATCATAAGTTGCAGGCTGTGCTCAAACATATGACCAAATCAGATTGGCAGTTGGTACAGCTTATCTGGGATCGTATGGATCAGCTTTATCCGCAACTGGCTGAAGTACACCGTCGCACCACAGGACTCACTCCACCGAAGGTTGAAGCGACGCCCGTGGTCACGCCATTCGGTACGTTCAGCGGTGGTTACTATCCAATGAAGTACGACCCTAACCGGTCACATAAAGCTGAGTTGAATGATGAACGATTGAACGCTAACACAGAATCAATGTTTAGCACTACGGGTAGTATTCAATCATCGGTGAATGCGTCAGCTACTAACGAGCGTACTAAATACTATGCACCGGTTCGTTTGAGCTTGGACGTAGTACCTAACCACTTCCAAGAGGTGATCCACTTTATCACCCACCATGACGCGGTGCGTGAGGTCAACAAGCTGATTCGTAACAAGTCAATTGCTGAATCAATCAAGGCTAAGATGGGACCAGAGGAATTCGCGCAACTGAAACCGTGGTTAAATGACATTGCGAAAGACGGGGGTGAAACCAAGACCAAAACATTTATTGAAAGAGCGTTTGGCAAGTTGCGCCTTGGTACTACCCTCGGTGTGATGGGGTTCAAGGCTACAACTGGACTCCTTCAAACATCAGGTATCTTCAACACAATGGGTGAGGCTGGTGCGGCTAATACGATTCAGGCAATCCGTACTATATTAGCTGGTCCCGATAGTATCAAAGGTGCTTGGGAGTTTGCTTCAGCTAACTCGAAAACATTGAGTCATCGCGCACAAAGTTTCGACCGCGAAATCCAAAACGTGTTGAGCACTCTACAAAACAAGTCTGGCAAACTCGCAAATCTACAGACTGTTTCGATGTTACATATCGCCTATATTCAGCTCTACATGGTGGATCTGCCAAGTTGGTACGCTGGTTACCTCAAAGCGATGAAAGAGCATGGTGACGAGCAACGTGCCTATCAGTACGGTGATTGGATGGTCGAACAGATCCAAGGTTCGGGTTTAACCAAAGACATGGCGGCACTGTTTCGCAATCAAAGTGAGATACACCGTTCGCTTACTATGTTTATGACGTTCTTCTCATCGTTGTGGAATATCGAGCGCGATATTGTGAAGGGTACTCAGTCGGGTAGATATAATGCGATTGACTTAGCAGCTAAAGGGTTGTTCTTTTTCACCTTACCAGTGCTGTTCGAGATGTTGTTACGTGGTAAGTTTGACGATGAGGATGACGAGGAAGTAATCGCACAGAAACTAGCGCTGCAACTTGCACTGTTCCCGATCCAATCAATACCGTTTGTAAGGGATCTTGCAAATGCGGGTGCTACCGATTTTGATTATAGTATGTCACCAGTTGCATCCCTTGTTGCTAAAGGTATCGAAGGTACGACCGGTATTGCTAGTTCAGTTTGGGAAGGTGAAGATGTCTCAGCGCGGGATATTAAAAATGTAACGAAACTTGCGGCGGCGTGGATCGGCATACCTGGTACTGGTCAAGCGTGGAACAGTGGCGAGCATATTTATAATGTACTTGCTGAAGGTGAAGAGTTGACATTCCGCGAATTGGTTATTGGACCAGTTAAGAAACAATGATATTATTGGTACAACTATTGCTGAGGTTACATCATGACTGTTAATACTACGTCCATCACATCCGGCCCCTACACAGGTAACGGTGTAACCACCAGCTTCCCCTATACATTTAAGGCATTTACCGACGCGAATGTATCTGTGTACTTGACTCACAGTGGTGCTCAAATATTACAGGTACTAGGTACTCATTACTCTGTTACCGGTACTACTCTCGATGGCGGCGGTGATATTGTTTTTATTACAGCACCGGCATCGGGTGACCAAGTATACATACGTTCAAACTATGAGCCTCAGCAACTCACTGACTTTGATAGTCAGGGTGGCTTTTACCCAGATGTACATGAAGACGCACTCGATAAACAAGTGATCCTCATCCAGCAATTAGACGACGTGCAAGGGCGATGCTTACGTTTACCCTTGTCTGATCTGAACGGTGTTATGCCTGAGCTATCACCAGACCCATTGAAATTATTGAGGTGGAATTCTACGGGTGATGCTATTGAGAACGTCGGAATAGGTTTAATTGACCCCGACGCTTACCCGGTGAGCACGCTTGTGCCAAGCACCCCCACATTTGCGTCATTAGCTGGAGTCACAGCATCTATTGACGATATGGTGCAAACCAAGGGTGGAACTGTGAGTGGTACAAATGCTGACTTTTACATAGCAACTTCTGGAAGTGTGACAACAGTAACGAACGAATACATTAACTCTGCAACAGCCGGTATCTACTGGAAAAGAGTTAATAGAACTAATTTCACAAGTGGTAAAAATACCAAAAATACATCGGATTATGCAACACTTGGTACTGATTTACTTCCTGCAATTTCTACTTACTCAAGAACAAACTTCGATGTTTCCCGCGTGCATTCTGCTGGTACAGTTGGAATTTTGTCGTCTGCTATAACTACTATTCCTGCGCAAACATACTGTATTTTAACATTGACGCTCACTACAACTGCGAATGGAAATATCAATATCACAGTGGGTTCAGATGATTTAATGGACGATTCGCCGCTGGGTTATTATTTTTCTACTGCTGCAATTTACACAGATGGTATTGAAAACAATCGAATTTTAAACTCGAACGTCTATACGTTTATGATTGGGATTTCATCGTTCGCCGCTTCCACTATTACAATCACTACAGACACACTGTGGGCTGGAACTATTACTGATGTTAATTTAAAAGCAGTATCACCGATAAAAATGGTAGCTTCTGGAACTGCTAGTGATGACACGGGTTTTAATAATCCAATCGGAATTAAGTTAACAGGCTTCAATCGTAACGATATGGCTTTCGGTGATAAATTTACATTAGGTGCGTTTCAATATGACGGCCTAGCGCTTACACCAGCGCACAACTTTGCAGCTGGATCACGAACGTTATCGAGTAATTTGCACGGCGATGAAAACACTGGATGCGGATCATTTACGCTTCAATATAACGAAGGCTCAAACAATGTAGCTGTGGGTTATTCAGCAAGTAAACGAAATACAAAGGGACAAGAGATAACCGCCGTTGGATACAAGGCGGGTGTGTCAGGTACAACGGCTTCACGTGGTGCGTTCTTTGGTTTTTGGGCGGGCGGACTTAATCTTACAGGTGACGACTTAACAATGGTCGGGTGGTACGCGGGGCGCAATGTTACAAGCACAGGTTTGGATACGTTCCTTGGTGCTAGGTCTGGACTAAAACAGCTTGCTGGTGGTAATAATACATATGTTGGTGCCTATGCTGGATATGGTGAAAGCAACGGCGCGGGTGATAGCTCAAACAACAACCAAGTAAGTGTCGGCGGGCAGTCATGGGCATACGGTGACGATAACTGTGTTGTCGGTACGTTTACGCGAGCAGGTACGTTGGCGCTACCAATTACTAACGCACTTGCGATAGGTACAAATGCACAAACACAAGTAGCTAACTCTGCAAAAATTGGCAATGCACAAACATCAACTTGTCTTGGCGGAAGGCTCACTTCACGCATTGACTTCGGTAGTGTCACTGCTGGTGCTGGAACGACGTATACAGCTGCACAATTTTTTACAAATTTCATTGTTCGTAGTGGTCCCGCCGCACCATTTACAGATACCACCCCAACTGCTGCGAGCATTATCGCGCTAATTGGTGGCGCGGAAGTGCTTACCGGTTACGATTTGTATATTCAAAACGTGACGGCTCAGACGTTGACCTTGGCCGCAGGAACGGGGGTTACATTAAGTAGCGCAATTACTATACCTGCGAATAAAACACGATTACTTAAACTACGAGTAATCAGCATTGCTTCACAAACAATCACAATTTACCCTATATGTGTGATGGATAATTAATATGAGTGAAGAACGATTTAATCAACTTGAAACTATGATCAATAATCATACAACACATTGTGAACGACGGTTTAATGAGCGTGATGAACAATTTAATAAGATGTTACACGCTCAGACTGAAACTATTGACGCACTAAATCACTTAACCACTGCTACCAAAGACATGATTGAAACCTATAACCATATCCGGGGCGCAGTAGTTATAGGTCAATCACTGCAAAAGTTCGGCCTTTGGTTGATTAAGTGGCCCTTAATTGGTGCTGGTTTGTACGGGTTATTCAACTACCTATTTCACCCGCCTAAGTTTTAGAAAAAGTTTACACTTAAATCATTAGTGGTGATCCCTTTACGGTATCTATCGAGTGCAGATTTAAGACCATCTTGGTCGTCAGTCTTACGCTCGATAGCATCCGCAACAGCTAGATCAACAGTATCAGCGCAAAGTATCCTGATGATTGATACCGGTTGAGTTTGGCCTTGTCTATTCAATCGCCCGTTCATTTGGTCATACAGTTCAAGTGACCAGTTCATTCCAAACCACACCATAATTGAACCACTATCCTGAAGGCCATCGATGCCATGACCCATTGAGTTATGTGAAATGAACATATCACCAGTGTCATTCCTAACTAGGAATCGGTGCCGTGGTCCACAATCTACTAAGTCATAGACATGCGCTTTTTTCCGTAAGGTGACGCTCTCGCGTCGGCTACTGCTTGATCCGCATTCATCCCGCGATTCAATCTCATTAACATTTTCATCTTGCTTACACCAGATTGACGACACACTTCGGCTAAGTGCATTTCTACACCATTGTAGGTCAGTCGTCGTGTGGTTCTCTTGTTCGATTGTTGAGCGAACGCTGTAACCCACTCGCAATTCTCCTTGCTGTAACTCTTGTTCACGTCGATACGTTCGATTGTTAAATCGTCCGAGTACCCGTTCAACGTATCGTCGTAAAAATTTACAAACTCCAACCACTGAGGGTCTATACCAATTCCGCGACCCTGATAATGTTTGTCGAGCTGATCCGTTGCGCGATGTTTCATACCCATCCATATACGCCATATCCTCGTACCCGTCATATTGTGATAACGATCTTCTACACAATGGTTGCAATGGGTTCTTTTCAGTCGGTTGTGTTTTACAAAATTCTGGTGAATGATCTCGAACTGAGTTAGACATCGACAACATCTCACTAAGGCGAGTGCCATCACTTTCGTACTTGTATAATGCTTTTTCTCTAGCTTCTGAATTAGTTCTAACATCGTTACCTATCACCCATTTTTCATCGACCAATAGTTGATGGTTGAGTGTCATTTGTATACCGAACACGTCTACAATTTCCTCATAACCAGAATATGAGCACCCACTATGTGATACAAACTCGATACCATCGAACACCTGATCAGATAGTAGTACGTCCACTATCCTCACCCAACCCCTATGCTTAGTCAGCACTTGAGTCGATGGATGTAAACAGGCAGGATGTCCCACCAATAGTTTAATCTTACCTGCGTTCCAATCGTTTACCACTGACTCAGTTTTACTCGATGGTGTAGTCGTGAGGTTCACGGGGTGCATCGACTTGAACCGCTTCATAATACGATCTGCGTCTGCTTTGAACGTGTAACTACATAGTACAGGTCGACCAGCCGCTTCTTCTAATATGTCATCGAGTGCTTCCAGTTTAGCGTCATGTACGGGCGCATACTCTGGACTATCACTACTCAGATATGGTGAACCATTACAAAATTGTAAACATTTATTCGAGATCGAACTCTTACTGAATATCTCGATTTCAGAACCACTGTCGAGTGTAGTGAACAAGTTCTTTTCCACTTCCATATACGCTTTGCGCGCAGCAGCGGGTAACTCCACCATGACATTGGTGATCGTAACAGCAGGCATATCGAGGTAGTCTTTAGCATCCATCTTTTTAGTGATATCAGCGATATGATGCTCGATCCACTGTTTGCCTTCTTCAGTGGGGGTGTGACCCCAACCCATGTAGTCACTAATAAAGTAACTATCTTTATAATGGGTGATGTACTCACCGAGACGCTTGCCACCATCGACTGCTAGGTACTGACCATGAAGGTCTAAGTACCCATTTGATGCTGGTGTACCGGTGAGGCCGATACGGTATTTAAACTTGTCGATCATCTTACGCCACCCAGTAACCTTCACAGTGTGAGTGGTCCCCCACCGGTCTGTGCGGTCACGCTTGCCACCACCCATGCGCTTGGTAGTAGAGTTCTTGAGCTTCGACACTTCATCATAGATGACCATTTCGAAGGGTAATTCTTTACCTTGAGAGGTGTAGTAGTGGTCGAGTGTTTCAGCCAACCAATTCATGTTTTCATAGTTGCATAGAAAAATATCAGCATCCGCGAATAATGCGCGGGTACGTTTGTCTTTCACACCGTGCAGCACACTACAACGCAGATGTTTGGTATGTTCCCACTTTCTACACTCGCGTGCCCACACTGATTGGATCACACGTAGTGGTCCAAAAATCAGACACTTCTTCACTTGACCTGCGCGCATACGATCCACAAGGACAGTTAGGCTGATTGGCGTTTTACCCAGACCCATTTGAAGCCAGAACATGGAGTCGTCATTGAACAAACCATGAAGCACACATTCCTTCTGGTAGTCATGGAGCTGGGCGGGGGTGAGTAGTTTCATAGTTGTTGTTGTATCCGTTGGTCTATCCATTTTAAAACAGTTGTTCACAACTCCAACCCTGCAACTTGGTTTAGTAAAAATGATTTGGGGCCGTGGTTATAGATGTATTCCATTTCTAATGGTAGATAAGGTATTGACATCGTTGATTCTGTGGGCAAGCGAATCATTGCATCGACAAAATATACTTTATCAAATAAATGTTTACTTGCTTGGTATTCATTAATACAACGCATTCCGACATACATATCACTTGTTTCAATAATCTTACAAGCAAGGCGCGATTTATCGGGGGTGTTATAAGCAGTAATTAAACCCTTCCATAAGCCACGGTTTTCACTGCGGGTGCGATACAGTTCTTCTTTATCGGTGATACCGAGTGTGGATACAAGATGTGGGTAGATTGCATCCAGTGCAGCACGACTCGATGACTGAAATGTAAGACCCCACTTACGTTGAATCATTTCAGCGAAAGTATCTTTACCATGACCACCGTGTCCGAGAATTAGAATTTTCATGAATGCCTCAGTATTAATTTTAAACAGTTGATTAATTGGTCAACTTCTTCTTCGCCGAAGACAGTGCGTACAAATGCACCAGTATCAGCTATTCGTTTTTGTTCACGCTTTTGAACTTCACTAATTGAACCGTCTATTGTTTTCACTTCAACAAAATACACAATACCACTAGGTAATAAACAAATGCGATCGGGCACACCGTCTCGCCCTGGTGATACCCACTTGCGCGTAATTCCGCCTAACTTTATTATTTCTGAGTCGAGGTATTTCTCAACTTTGTTTTCCCTCACGCCCATCGGATTCACCCTTCAGTAAGTAAACAAGTTTTTCAGTTTCTTTGATGTACCATTCGATATTTAGATCATCCACAGTATGGATATTCAAATTGTTGCACAATGTTACACACCAACCCGAATTAATACCAGTTCTATTTTCAGCATCATACACAGATTTATTTTTAGTATTAATTCGGGCGTCCCATACACTACCTACTTCAGATTTTATTTGATTATAAATATGATCGGGAATACTGTTAGCGCGTTTATATTCACCTGCTACACCTTTGGATGGCATGACTTTAAATAACGGTGAACTATCGTGACTTATGTAATACCGAGCGATGTTACCCACCTTCTCACCACGATATTCAAGATGCGATGAACGAGGTACTTTAGCGCATAAAAAGAAATCAAAAATATCTTTGTGGTTGATAATAAACTCACGAATGTTTTCACCATGTACCAGTGCAGCTTCAGCCGCTTTAGGTACAACAAGTGCCGAGTGGTTCTGGTGCCAATCAATATCGTATTCATAGGCACCTTTGCGCTTTAAATCACCATTGGTGTACTCAGCAATATAATTATTCACGTCACGAATAAACATGCGTGAGTAGTTCGCATATTCTAGTTCTAACTTAGTAACACTTTCCCACCACTTGCACACAGACATGACCCACTGCTCAAGGTGGTTAGGTATTTTAACAGTGATACCGTCAGTATTAACCTGAACCACAGTTAGATTACTCGCAGCCATGAGCGCTTCAGCGAGCATACAGATCAACAGTTGACCGTTGATAGTGATGGTCATGGTGTACTGAGGATCGTACAGTGGTGAGTATTCAGAGTTAGTATCACCGTATGCACCGTTGAGTGCAAGCTTGAATGCCTCGTTCTCAATAGGGTGTGTTTTCTTAGGGTAATCATTCTGGCGAGTATTAAATATCCCACCATAAATTTCACACCACACACTACTCAAATGCGCAGGATAAACATTGTTGCGAATACTCAGTGTCGGGTAATAACTTTTCACGTCAATATCGATTATTTTAAAACCGTTACCAGCATTAACAATTTGAGAATCAACTGACCCATGAATACCGCCAGTACCGAAGTCAAATTGGAATCCATTTATACTACAATTTACGTCTTTAATTGACCCCTTAGTTTCAGTCAGCACTTGAGCTTTAAACCATGTTAGAACACGATTAAATTCAGGGTGATTAAACTGTACGTAAGGAAAAATAATATCCGCAATGACAATTTGGTCACGCTTAGTTTGAACCATTCGTTTACGACCGGATGAGTAATTGTAACAACACCCTGGTGATGCATTTTCTAATGCTGTAATTAAAATATCTTTGCCGATTTTAGTGCTGTTGTGATTAATAAAATTAGTATTATATTTTTCACTAAGCTTGCGACGTAGGTCAATTTGTTTACTCGAATTTTCAAGAAACATTTCAGTCGCTATAACATCGTGATCGTTATACGCGAGTAATGAATCTATCTGTTCAATAGCTACAGGTGTGCCAAATGGGAACGGTGCCTCTTCAATGTTCAACATTCCCATGTTGAATTCCAACACCTTCAATGATGTTGCCCTCGCCATGTTATCGAAATGATGAAGTTTATATAAATCAATTTGAGGCACCACCCAATCAGATTCCCACACTGTATTTGAAAAGCGTGCTTGATCAGTTGCATTAATAATCGACATTGATTTTAAATAAATCTCAGCTGCGCCAATTGAGGCACGCTGAGATTTATAAATGTAATGGCAAACTGGGTAGTCATAACCAATGTTGTTATAACCCACCCATTCAATGTTTAACTGTCGGCACGTATCCATAAACAAGATAAAAAGTGCAAGGTCATTTCTTCGTTCACTAACTTCAAACACCCACTTACGACCACCTTTTCGAGCAGTGAATGTAAACACATTAGGGTATGACTCAATGTCGTAACAGATCATTGACTGTGGTGGTAAGTTGAATATGAAGTCAGTAGTCATTAAAATTTCTTCCCACCTTCAGCTTGACGAACAGCTAATTTATGATCGTTGCGGTGTTTGTTATATTCAAGTTTTTCTTCAGTTGCAGTGATGATATCAAACTGGCGAATGTTACTTATGATGAGAATAATATCAATTAGTCGACTATATAAATCATTGTGACGTTCGAGTGACTCTTCTACACCCACAGTTGTAGTAAAAATGCAACCGAAGGCGGTAGCGTGTGCTGATATTATAAAATGTAATGCGGCGGGGTGATCCAAGTTAGCAATCACTTCATTTTCAACGTCTTCAAAAGTAGTGCTACCTACATAATCGAAACCACAAAACCCACCAATGTCCAAAACACGAATTAGAGTATCCGCCAACTCGACCTCTTCCATTTTGCGGTGCGTTAGGTGATCGTCCATTAAGTCTTTGCGTACACCTTCCGTTGCTTCAGCGATTTCAGTCAGGACTAACTGCACTTTGGTTAATAAGTTAGAGTGGTCCGGCCACCATCCTGCTAACACATTCTGTACATGGATTTTTAACGCAAGGTCGTTAATTATATCGAGGTCAATAATTTTATTTTGATTCATTTTAGCTCCGCCGCCCTTTCGAGCGGCTTTGAATGATTAGTTGAAGGATGGTGTAACACCGTTTGGTGGCAGCATGTAACCATGTTGAATTAACAAAGCGTCTGACCAGCCGGATGCGATGTATGAGTCACGAGTGATACCGTTTGCTGCGGCAGTCATTACGTATTGTGGGCCAGCTAAGGGTGCAGGTGGTGGTGCTAAGGGTGCAGGTGGTGGTGTGTGAACAACGACACCGGTTGCACTTACATGGTGAGGTGTACCCACGTTGGCAAACATTTGTTCCACTGACGGCTTGTTATCTAAACGACCCATTGGTGGTTCTTCATCTGTAATCATTACACCATTCAACCAGCCGCCTATACCACCAGTACCTTTGGTGTAACCACTGATACCCGCGTTCACCCACACCACTGCACCTGGGAACACTTTTGCAGGGTCCATGACTGGTTGAAGCTGTGAGTTTACAACAGCAGGTTTGTCAGCTTCTTTTGCAGTGCATGAGAACACCCAGTAACCGCTGAACTTTGGATCATAGTATTCTTTACCACGGTATCTTTCATCGTATTGACTAAAACACTTATCACCCTTGCTTGGAAAACCTGATGGGAACGTGTCGCGTGACGAAATTTCAATAGCAGCATTGATAGTTGCTATTTGAGGATCATTTGGTGCGATGAGAACTGCACATGAAAACTTAGCCTCAGTTGAACCAGTTGGTGTTTTAGCTTGGAACAAAGCTGGGAAACTTAAAATACCTTTGATTTGCATGATTGTTACCTTTTAGAAGAATGAGACTGCTTGAGGAACTGATTCTACAGCATCAGTTGTACATTGTGCAACAACTTCATTAAACATATTTTCAATGTTTGGTTTTTTAGATTCACGGGCAACCTTTCCCAGTTTTGAACCACTCGACACTGTTGAAATATATTCCTTTTGAATCTTAGCTTTTTGCTCATCGTTTAATTCTTTTAGCTTTAAAACTTGAGCCGGTGAGATCAACGATGTCGGATAAATTATATTCTTAGTTAACCTGCGAGCCTTTAACATCTTAGCAATTGATTCTTCATCGACATTCCACTTATTCGAGTTTCTACCTGGCACCATTGCATAACCTGGTACTAATTCACCCGCTTCAACACGTCGTTGAATTTCAGATTCAACTTTATCAAACACTGCTTCGATACCCGCGCGTGCGTCGGCTAGTTGTGATAATTGATCTGAAGTTAAATCACCCATGTTAACTAGCGTATTGCTCACCAGTTCAAATAAGCTGACACCATCACTTGCTGTTACGTCTGTCATAATCGCCCCGGTTACTTGTAACGACTGCTCAGATTCAGCAGTACAGTTTTTCTTGTGCTTGCACCACTGACAGTGTTTACCACTGACCAATGGTGCGACAGGGTCGTCCGTGCGTGATGCAGCGAGTGATAACTCTTCAGCGCGATCTATTACCCAACTCACACTAACATCTTGATAACGTACAACTGGTGTAGTCTTAGGTTGGACGATACTCATTCTACATATGCCAACTTTAATCGTATTAAATGGTCTAACCATTAGAGGACCACTACTCACGATTGGTCGTACCTTACCGGCCATATAACTTATAAGCTGGGTGTTATCGTTCGCAGGCACCCATCCACGACCATCTTTATAATCACACACTTCAATCAATGGATAATAATTATGGTCATTACATACGGTAATCGTGATGTCAGTAGTACCCCACCAATCATCACGACCGAACATACCACCCGGGTCGGATTTAGTTTCAGCAGCTACTTTTACAGTGTGATTTGGATACTCATCACGTAGCTCAGTTACTCTACGGGTCACGTAATCGAGACACATTTGTACACGATCAATGCGGTCTTGATTGACAATCCACCCCATCGGTTGATCGTGATGACCTACGCCAATGATCTGACCCTCATAAGCGTCAGCACGTACACCATTAACTAAACACAACTCAAGTAGGGTATGACTGCCGGTACCGTCGATAGCCGCGTCACCGGCTATGTCGGGATATGACGCTTCTTCACGTACTGAGCCAGGGCAGTGTGGCCATCGGTGATTCGATGGCCCTAACCTTGCATGACTCATAACGCATTGACTGCGGCAAGAACATCGTTATATTGGTCAATACGCAAGTCTGTGATCGACTGTACATTGAATGGCTCACTGCGAAGCACAGCGTCGATAGGTGCGCGGTTATTACCCAAGCGAGTGGATGCGACAACAAGGGCAGCGTTAAGTTCAGTTACACCCATGGCTGGAGCTGGAGCTGGAGCTGGAGCTGGAGCTGGAGCTGGAGCTGGAGCTGGAGCTGGAGCTGGAGCTGGAGCTGGAGCTGGAGCTGGAGCTGGAGCTGGAGCTGGAGCTGGAGCTGGAGCTGGCGTCTGTTCACCGGGTAGTTCTTCTATAACCTTTAGTGTGGCAGTAGCGGTACTCGGTGTACCGCTAACGGTGACATCTGTTTTAACATACCGCATTGACACAGATATTTGCTCAAGCGCCACGGCAATTCTTTCAAGTGTATTTTCGATTGACATATTAATTACCTATAACTTTAAGGTTTGATTTAATGTACAGTTTACTTCTTTGCACATGTGATTTTGGTACTACAATTTTTAAACGATCTTCAATTAATGCTTGGATAATTTCACGCATTAATATCTGATGTGACACGTTTAACTCTGCACATTTATTAAATAGTGCTAATTTATCAGCACTATTAATTCGCATGTCGAGTCGGTCATCTAATATTGATTCAGACATTGGGTTCCCCTAGTTAATTTGATACCGCAACCGAAGTATATTTATTCGGTTATACATTGTCAAACAATTGTGCAACAATTAATTGTATGTGTATAATTGACAGACAAAAAAAAGCCGACCACGACGGATCGGCAAAGACTGAAACATAACTAGTATAAAGGCTCGCAATAACTATGCCAACAAATTATGAATTTTTAAGTGCGATTTTCGGCACAAGCGTTTCAATAGTACACGTTACTGACTTCAAAGATGACCCTGGTGCTATACCTCCTGGTAAACACTTGATGGCATGGCGAGGCAACTATTTTGGACAATACAGCTTTGGTAATGACACAAACCAGTATTTTACTATATCGACATTTAAAGCTGACGAACGCGGTGACGCACGTCGTCGCAAGTCGTTGTACAGTGCTACTCACTGCATTGTACTTGATGATGTACGTGAGAAACTATCAATGGCGGAAGTATCTAAATTACCTTCGCCGTCGTGGGTACTCGAAACATCCGGTGGCAGCGAGCAATGGGGTTATATACTGAGTACACCCTGCACGGATCGTACAAAAGCTGAAAATTTGTTAGATGGTTTGGTATCCAATGGTCTGGCTCCAGAGGGGCGTGACCCAGGGATGAAAGGTGTCACTCGGTATGTTCGACTACCTGATGGTTATAATACTAAAGCGTCACGGTGGGTCAATGGTGCGCCGTTCAAATGCCGTATGTTGCAGTGGAACCCGTTTAATACAGTAACTCTCGAACAATTAGCGTCGCCATTTCACGTTGACTTAAATGCTGCACGACGTGAGTCACGCGTGGATGGTGCCAGTAATATCGCGGATCATCCGTTATTACAAATCTCTGATTTAATCCATGTAAAGGAAGTACGCGGTAACGGTAGGTTTGATATTACTTGTCCGTGGGTTGACGAGCATACTAATGCTGATGACAGCGGTTCAGCGGTGTTCACCAACGGTGACGGTACTATCGGTTTTAAATGTCACCACGGGGCGTGTCAAGAAAGAACCGGTCGTAACCTGCTCGATCACATCGAAGTTAGTTCACCTGGGTTTAGTTCCGTATTAAGCGGGTGGCAAATGCGTCGTGCATTTGCTGATTTAGCAACACCCGCAATAATGGTCGAGTCACCCGTAGTACCCATATTAGCTACTGACCCGCTCGCAGACGCTATACGACAACTGCGGTCTGAGATACCTGGCAGCACTCAATCAGTAAATATCGCCACTGTCGTTTTAAAGACAATCGACTCATTACCTGAAATTCAGAAAATTAACTGGCATAGTCAAGTGCGCGATATTATGAACTGGGATAAACGAGAGTTTGACCGAATACTCAAAGACCTACGTGCCACATGGTATAGCGATAATAAAGCCGGTATTAACTTTTTCGATGACACGATATACGTCGGTGAGCAGAATCAATTTTTTGATCGTAAAAAGCGAATGTGGTACAGCGCGGAAGCATACCAGAACGTGTACGCACACCTTGATTCAGACGCACGTAAGGAAGCACTTCAAGGCGGCAGAGTATCCAAAGTTGATAAGCTTGATTTTGCACCTATGAAGCCTCCTATTTTTGAAGAACAGGGTATTTTGTATGGCAATTCATGGTCCAGCAGCGCCCAAGTGATAGGCGTCGACGGTGATGCTTCACCGTGGCTTAACCACTTTGACTTACTGGGGTGGGGTGGCGAACAGCGAGAACATTGTTTGAAGTGGATGGCTTTCACGTTATTACACCCTGATATTAAAATTAACCATATGATCATCTTTGGTAGTGGAGAAGGTTGTGGTAAGGATTGGTTACTAGCACCACTGACTAAAGCAATGGGTCGCGACTATACAATGATTAATGCTGAAGAGCTTTTAGAGGGTTTCAATGATTATTTGTTATCAACGAAATACCTGCATATCAATGAAGCTGAGTTGGGCGATCGTCAAGAAGCGATGGCTGTTTCTGCTAAGTTGAAACCACTGGCAGCTGCGCCACCAGATCGACTGCGTGTTAACGAAAAGTTCGCAAAGAAAGTGAGTGTACGAAATATTGTGTCAGTAACCATGACCACTAACTCACTGTTGCCGGTATCGTTAAAAGGTCAGTCGCGCCGGATATTCGCGCTATGGACCGATCTCAACGTGCGCAATGCGCGTGGTGACATGACACCTGAGTGGCAGGCGTACTGGACTGATCACTGGGCGTGGATGGACAATGGGGGTGCTGATATATGTATTAATCACTTACGCACAAAAGTGGACATAAGTAAATTTAATCCAGGCTTACCGCCACCAGTGACCGATTATTTACGTAGTATTGTCGACAGTGGTAAATCACCATTAATGCTTACTGTTGAATCATTGATAAACCATAAACTCGGTGCTTTGGTTAATGACGTAGTTACGCTTAACGAAATAAACGCAGTATTAATTACAGCATCCGCATTCCATGCTGACCTAATGTTTTGCAGTGAAATAAAACATGCGCTACCCGCGTCCCGATTAACTACATTACTGAAAGAAATGATGCAGGGTCACTACTCAGTTAATAGCGAAATTGGAGTGTTGTGGATAATACGTAACCATCATTTGTATTCACACTTACCACCAAGTGAAGTTGCAGTGGTGTATAAAAATAAAGGTGTTGTACAATCTACAAACAATGTTGTACACTTGCAGAAATAAATCATTAGGTAATACAATTTAACTAATGGCGGCCTACAATATTTAGACAACTCTTGCCGCATCGCGCTGCAACGATTTGTTAGATGAAACTTAACGGAGTGAAAACATGAACAAAAAGTATTTGGAAGAGCTTTACAGAATTAAATTTGAGCTACAGGCCAAGATTGAAAAATGCAAAGATGATTTGAAATCACCGGCTAAAGGTTGCGTAGCATGTGATCATAATTCGCACGCCAGTATTGAAGCTGACAAGAAAGCCTACGAATGTGCTGAAAAGTACAACGATGCCGCGATTAACTTTTATTTCTCAATACACAGCTAACGCCGAGTTAAAAGGCGGCATGAAGATTTAGCTAAAAACACAAATGGGCAGACCGTCCATTTTCAACGACTTGTTAAGTGAGCGCCAATGAAGCACTTGGATTTATTCAGCGGTATAGGCGGATTTGCTTTAGCTGCAAGATGGGCAAATATGGAAACGGTTGCGTTCTGTGAGATAGACCCATTTTGCCAAAAAGTTTTAGCTAATAATTTCCAAGACGTACCGATTCACAACGACATTAAAACTTTAAATGGTGAAGACTTTGCAGGAATTGACATTATTACCGGTGGCTACCCGTGCCAGCCTTTTAGCGTTGCCGGAAGCCAAAAAGCGCAAGATGATTCACGCCACCTCTGGCCGGAAATGCGCAGAATTATTGCACAAGCAAAACCCACTTGGGCAATTTGCGAAA